CAGTGGTAGCGAAGTCTTCAGCAACCGAGGTGATGCTTGTATATGTACGTGCCCGTTCAGAGAAACGAGTATGAGTAGAGAGAATCAACGGGATTTGAAAAGAGGCGACTGCGATAGCTGCCGACTCGCGTGTGATTGTGATTTGGACGATTGAATCTAATTCGCTCAATTTTTATACCTCATTATTATTTAGGAGTTTGTTAGAAAATCTTTGTGCGGTTATTTCAGAAACTGCATTAGTCTCTTCAAAGTAACCCCTTAGAATTCTTCGTCTTAAAGTTCCTGGTTTCATATTAAAAACTAAACCAGCGGCGAAGATACTAGGAAACCAAAACCCTTTGAAATAACAAGGTTTGGCTAAAACTGTGGAATTAGATTTTCTTGGCAATCTTGTCAAATTCCCAAGAGTCCCATCCTTTCTTCTTGCTTCGTAAACATTCGGCGTTATGTTGATTTTATCTAATGCTAACTTCTTACTTGGAAACCAAAAGCCTGTAACATATACAAACTCTTGCGGACCATGTTTTCTATTAATACAGATATCGCCTAAAGTTCCTGCAATCTTCCTGCCGTTGAAAGTACCAGCACCCCAGTTAAGGGACTTAAGGGCTGTTCGTCTATTTGGGAACCAGAATCCTGAAACATAAATAAATTTGTCATCGGATCTAGTTTTTATGGACTTACCTTTATTAACTTGATTATTTACAAGTCCACCGTCACAGAGGTTGTATCCGTGCCCCTTCTCAGCATTACTGTTGTATAAGATGATTGCTTTCGGTTCAAGATCGTAAATATATTCTTTACTTCCGATACAAATTATTTCAAAAGTAAAATTATCTTCACCGTACTTATCAACTGCTTTGCTTATCATCCTACCTGGATCGTACCCACGAAAATGACAAAGTTGCCTATGCTTTGGATTTTTAGTTACTCCAATGTAGAGCTTACCGTTAACTTTATTGGTAATTTTATAAAGATAGTGAACTTCTTCCAAAATAACCTCACGGAATTGGTATGCCCGGAGGAACTGTGAAAGTCTCTGACGGGTCAATAATTTTATTTTCAAGGATGACAGATTCAATCCAGTCAACAACTTGAGTTGTTCTAATAATGTAAGAGAACACAACATCCTGATTGAAATATTCAACCCATTGTGTATCTCTTTTTTGTGGTGCTCTACGAATATCTGATTTTCTTAAAACACCAAGCTTTTCTTTTCTTGTAGCGTCTAGTGACAGTACACTGTTGTTAACTCTTTGACTAAAGCTATGAGCCATGTCACCAGCGGTTGAGCCACAAAAACTAAATTGAACAGTAACTTCGTATGCAACTTGATGAATGAGTTCAAACTGCTCGTTAGTTGTAGAAGCCGTCTGTACATGACCTTGTTGCGAATGGCCTAATATGTTGATTACAACATATGGACTTACAGGCTCACTGCCATTTACGTGCGAGAAGATGATTCCAGCATTTTGGCTAGCAGTGTCTGGAAAGTACTCAATAAGAGATTGAATAACAGCGCGTCTAATAGCTTTTCTTACGTCACTGTATGCTGTCATTAGTCATCCCCTCTTTCAACTTTAAACTCAACACTTTCTCTCATACGACCTGTCCAAACAAGAGGATCATCAAAACCTTTAGCTTCAATTGTGCGAGGACTATTTGGTGGAGTATCCCAATCAGTGATTACGTCTTTCATTTCTTTAACAAGAATAGGACCAAGCTTATTATATTCAGCTTTGAAAGTTGTATTCCCTTGAAGAACATTAGCAATACTTGCTTCGAATACTTTCCTGTACTCTGGACCTTTAAGTTTTGGAATAAAACCAGAACGAATGAAAGGACGTGTAGGGTTATTAATCGATCCTTCTTCGTTCCACTGAGCTACTTGAGCTACTGGAAGATTGTCGTTTTCAGAGTTGTATCTAGAATTCTCAAACCAACCAATCTTTAAGTTTTCTTGAGTGGCTTGTAGAAGATTCTTCTTAATCTTATCCCAACCAGAAGTGTCTACTGTAATTTTAATTGACATAAGACATTCCTTAGCTTGGACTAATCTCAATACGAGCAGCTTTAGCTTCTGTATGGTCACGAACACCCATTTGGAAGGTCTGAGTCTTCATTATTTCATACCATTCGCCATTCCATCGGAATTTATCACCTTCTCTAGCTACAGAACCTTCTTTTTTTTGAAACATGGTAGTAGCAGAAAAAACCCAAACCCAATTCTTAGTTCTGTCTGATTCAGGAAGAATCATAACTTGATAATCAGAGAAGGGTTGTACGTTAGCTTGAATGGTTATTTCAGATGTTTCGCCAGGAATCCACTCACCGTCTTCATGGTGTCCTGGTCCAGAACTCCTTGTTAATAAGAGGGGTACTTTCTTTACTAGAGTAAACTCAGCAATACTCATGTCTACCCCTAATAATCAAAAGAATAGTCTGCGAAGCTTTGTTCCCTATTCCAAAGCCAATGCCTGAAAGGGCACACCCCCAGCTTAGGTAGGCACAACCCGACTACATCTGGGTCCATATTGTTTCTTCGCATATCCCTTCTGCTTATACCACCAGCATAAGGAATTGCTACAAAGCTACCATTACCAATGTCATCAATTAAATCATTCAGAGCAGCAGTGTAGAGGTCTGCAAACTTATCCCACACCTCATATTGACCTGCTCGTTCCCTGTAAGGGGCTTTGGCAATTTGGTATCGGATAACCTTGGCAGCATCAACAGCAGCGGCTGTTTCGTTGCCGTTATTTTTATCTAGAAAATACTGATAAGTAGCATCACCTAGAATTTCAAAATCTTCAAACACATCCCCTACAAGTAATCTAACCCTGTCAATGGGATTGTTTACCGGGTCATTAGTATATGGCATCTAAAAATCCTTACGCTTTTAGGGCAGCAAGGAGCTTATTAAAAGCCTCAGCGACCTCTTTTGCAGTTACTTTACCTTCAAGATCAAGCTCTTCGATATCAGAAAAATCTTTCTTAGCTTCACTTTTCACTTCTTTTGTGTCAGAAGAAAGATGGTCTGCGATTTTCTTGATAACGTGAGTTTGACCAGCACGAAGATCATCTGGGGTAATTTCAAATTTCTTCATTTTTCCGACCTCACAAATAAGAGGGGCTTTTACACCCCTCTATTAGACAAACCTTACGGAGTGTAAGGCTGTACTGGAGCAGAGCCTGGTAGATAGCCGACAACGATTTCTTGAGGACGAGATACGAAGTTGAGAAGGTTTGTCTCGGTTTCAACTTCAATGATTTCGTCTTTAGGATCGCGGAATTCCCAAGCGTAAGAAGCTTGTGCAGTTGTGTTAACTGTAGCAAACTTGTTAGCGGTTGCGTAGTAGGTAGTGAACAGATCTTCAACACCCAGCGGCAGGAAGTAAGCTTGACCTTCAGGAATGAAGGTGTAGTTTGCTTGAGGACGAACTTCGTAGAAGGTTACGCCTTGGTATTCAAAGCTGCGGTACAGAACGCCTTGGTTACCAACATTACCTGGCAGACCACCAACTTGACGATCCAACAGCAGGTTACGAACACCACCAGCAAGCTGGGCTTTCAGAATATCTGAGATGTAAGCGTTGTTGATCAGTGCTTGGAAGTAGCTAGGTGAACACAGAGCAATGAAGCGGTTTACAATTTCACCAGACTGAAGATTGTCTTGAAGACCAGCTACAACGCCGTTGATTTCAGAATCAGGTGCAGTAGCAGCAGCCAGATCGGTTTCAATCTGAGTACGTGAAACACCGAATTCTTCATAGAAGTTCTGAGTAACGGTGCCACGAGGAGCATAAACACTGCCGGTGGTGATCAGATGCATACGGGCAACTTCACGGACCCAAGCATGTGCACGGCGAGCTTTAGCAAGTTTACGTTCACGAACAGCCGCAACAGTTTCAAGGTCATTACCTTGATAAACCTGTGCCCAAGCTGCAATACCTTCTACGTCTTGAGGGGTGATTGCGTAAGATGCTGGGAAGTGAGGGATGTCAATACGCATGTATTGCTTGTTCTCAGGACGCAGAGTCTGAGATTTTTCACCCCAGTTATAGTCCTCAAGCACGTTGATTTGATCACTGTAAACAGGAACCAGAGCATGCTTTTGAGTAAGGTATACATCATTGAAAAGGCCCAGTTGATCCATCAGGAAATACTGGTTAGGGATTACGTTAATTGCTGGGGTGATTTCGATACGGCGGTTGGCGTTAGCCGGATCAAAAGCAAGAGCTTTGCTAATTAGTTGTTCAGACATTTATATAGGTTCCTTTAAATTCTATTCGTTAAACTGCTTTCAGTACATCTACGCCTTGCAGAGCAAGAGCAGCGATGACAATGGCAGTTTGAGCATCGTTCAGACCGTTTACACTACGCAGCAGAAAATCACTAACTTGCAGAGGACCGCGATGTAGAACGAGAGCAAGACCTTCTTCGGTGTAGGTGAAGGTTTCACGAACGTCGAAATGATCGCCAATTACGATTGCAAGGATGGAACCAGCAGGAACAGCAGCACCAGCAACATACTTAGCAAAATCTGCGTCCAGAGCAGTACCAACCACCAGAGTACCCAGAGGGTATGTACCAACAGGAACAGTTACTTCTTCGCGGCAGTAGCCATCAGCAGGGGAGAATTCACGAACAACGAGGTCACCCAGAACTCGGATATTAAAATCAACTAGAGGCATTATTTACCTTCCTTCTTATTTAGCGTATTTTTGTTGTAGAGATTTGGTCAGTGCTTCAACACCATCTTGTTCGACAGTCTCAGCAGCACCAGAAACACCTTGCTCTTTGAAAAGATCAGATTCTTCTACCAGCTTTTTCTCTTTAGCCATAGCTTTAACGATCTTGTCGAAGGCTTCAGCGGACAGCGCCTCCATTGATTTGAAAAGATCTTCAAGTTCTTCATCAGCAACACCAGCTTGCTTAAGAGTTTCTTTACGAGCTTTTTCAACGGATTCTTTCTTCTCTGTTTCAAGAGCTTTTAAAGTTTCCTGAGCAGAGTCTAGTTCAGCTTGCTTAGCAACTAGTTCTTGTTCTTTTTCTTGAACAGCTTTAGCTACAGCAGCATCTACGGCTTTTTGAACCGCATCTTCATGTGCAGCTTTAGTCATAAATTCAGACATTTGCTTACCTTTGTTATTATTTTCCACAGAGGGAGAGGTTGTACCTTTCGATACTGTTACGCCCTCTTTCGAGGACAGGTTTTGCTCAAACTCCTTTTGAATCTCAAGGATGCTAAGCAATTCTTCAGGTTTTAACGATGCAATTGATTTGTTGACCTCTTCGTTACTCTTGTCTAGAATAACGGACTTCATAATAGTGACCGCATCAACCCTTTCTTCAATCCAGTTAGACCACCAATCAGAAACCTCTTCGGGTTCTTCTTCGGTATCCATACCCATGATCTTGGCTAATACAACAGCATCTTCGTACCAAAGATTAAAGAAAGTCGTTAGGAAGTCTACAATATTCATTTCAACTTGAACCATTGTAGCCTTGTCAACTTGTTGTTGTGAAATGTCTTCTGTAGATTTTGTCAAGAGCGTTGTAACACCATTAGCTGGTCCGCCTTGATGTTTACCCACAAGGGCTACATGACTACCCTCTCCTTCGAAGTTAAAATCACTCAGTCTTCTTTTTGCTGTTGTCATTCTAATTCCTCAACCATAGCGCGGCAGCCAATACTAACCCCATTAATATCACCAGACTTAACTGCTTTCCAAAGCTTTTCGGATTCTTCCTCTTCAGGGAAGTACCACCACTGAAGCCATGTACCCTTTTTAATCAGACGACCGTCGTCAAGAGTAAACTCAGAAGGAGAAATAAAAGATTGCTCAATCTTAGCGGTTTCAATCTGAACCTGATGGAAAAGATTTGCTTTCATGCAATGTGTATTGAAATTGATGCAAGCCTTTTCAATCTCCTCTGCCGAATAAGTATCCCCATGAAGGTCTACAGTGTCTGGCTCAAGGACTACAAAAAGTGCTCTTCGTTGTTCTAAATCTACAGCTTTGGTTGTCTCAACAGTTGATTCTTGTTTCTCAGAACCACCAAAGAATTTCTCTAGGAGTTCGTAGAGTTTTTCAGGTTTGGATTCACTCATTCAAACTCCTTAGCATCTTCTTTCATAAATTTAAATTGCTTACCATTAATTTCAACTACAACAAAATCATCTTCTAATGACTTAAATAGAGATTTATTTTCTGTGTTAGCTGTACTTGAATCACCAGAAGCACCACTAGAAGAACCGGTTCCTGAGTTCAACCCCTCGCTCATACCATCACCACTTCTGGATGTTGATTCAGGTAAGTATTCCGACTCAGGTTCTAGGTCAATATCTTTTGGCTTTGCTCCAATAGAAGTTCTAGTAATGTTCAATACATCTCTGTCGATTTCAATTGCACCCGTTGCCGCATAGCGTTGAACCGCTTTAGATAGAATATCAAGATCAGTCTTTTGAACTTCTTCAAAGTCCCAATAGGGAAGGTCTCCCTTCAAGTCCCAGCCATTCATTTTGAAAAGAAGATCACGCAAACCTTTAAGGGTTTCTCTCATCCCTGAAAGCTTGTCTTCTACGGCCATAATAACAAGGGCCATTTTATCTTCTGACAAGTTGTGGGAACCTACCGAGCCTTGGCCCATCTGAAGTATATCAGCCCAAAGGGATTGCAGAATAATCGCATTATATCTGCCGATAATCGTATTTGTGTCGAACCGGTTAGTGCCTTCAAAAGACACAAGATCGAAGTCAAAAATCAAATTTCCTTTTTCATCTCGATCAGAAGGGACAACAACACATGCTTGCTCGTTAGCTTGAACATTACGACCAATCTTCATGTAAGCTTCAGCAGCAGCTTTCTTTTCAGGCGAAGCATTTTCAGCTAGGTACTCTGCTGGAATCTTAAATCGTGGAATACCATTCAAGTCCCGTGAAAGACTGATAGCTTCATGTTCTTCAATCTTTGTTCTATATTTCCAAGCGTAATAGCATTTCAGAAGTGGTGAGCTACCTTGGGGATTACCTCGTGTGCTATCTGAAGTGAACAATAGAAGTTTTGACTTTCTAATGTAAACCTCATCCAAGCTTGAAGCTTTACCACCATTGAAACCACCGTAGAAATCAAGAATTCCTTTAGGGTTTTGCCACATACCTAGCAATTCTCTACCGTCTTCAGAGAATTCCCATTTTGTAATAGTATCCTGAGAACGAATAGGGAGTTTCCTAATACCTACTAGGTTATCGTCATAACGACTTCCTGTGGCAAAACTTCGTCTACGAAGAACAATTTCGTGTGGAGCAAAGCCGTACGTATAGAAACTTACTGCCTCTTTAATAAAAGAGTACCAAGTATGTTCCATATCATCTTGGCACTGACGTAGAAATTCAGCTTTACGCTTAATATCGTCTGAAGCATTTTCAGGTATATTGACATACCATTTGACTCTGCTCATCATCATCTGGAATAGATTCAAACCAGAAGCGATAGTAGCATCCATGCTCATTTTTTTAAATGTTTTAGCAGCACACGGATATTGTAACTCCCTGCGTGCTTCCTCTAAGATTTGTCCATCAATCTGTTTAAGTCCAATAGAACCTGTTTCAGAGAGAGGGATACGAGGAATGGGCATTGGTCCTGTTGAAAGAGAGTCAGTTGAAATCTCCTCTGCTTTCTGGACTTTTGTTCTAGGCATTTATGCCCTCCCTTCTCATAAACTAAATTCATTTGATTTTGTGTAAATTGGTACAGCAAAAGCAGGAATATACTTGACCTTATTAGCCGCTTCAAACGCATCAGCACAGGCGTCGAACATATCGTTGTGGCCTACGCGAGTGTTGGCAGGATCAACACGCTCTAGCTCATCATAGAAAACTTCATTGTTCGCCATGATCTTATTTTCTAGATCGTTAGTGCAACCTTTTACCATACTGACCATATTGGCTTGACAAGCTGCGCTGAAAGGTCCGAATCGTTGAATCTTACCTCCACGCCCTGCAACCGGCATTGCTTTTGCAGTAATGTTATTACTTACGAGTGTTTTAATAATTTCTTCACAATATGCAGAACCGCCTACGCCCGGATCTTTTGGGATATACTGTGTAACTCCATCACCATCACGCTTAGATGTTTCAATGATTAACTTCATTACATCTCCGTGTCTACCACGGAAACGCACAACATCTTCAATTGTATATTCACCATCTTCGCTTCTTGACATCAATACTGATGCTGTGTAGTCTGGGGATATGTTGTTTTCGCTCACTAGGCTACAAGCAAGATCCCATGCACGTACTCTTGTACATCTTTTCTGTTGGGGAAAATCAACTTCCTTCACCCAATCTCTTTGGAATAGCGAACTTGACTCTTCTTTTGCATACCACGATCCGTCCAATAGCCTAGCTCTTTCTACACGAGGAAGTGATTGAAGTTTAGAAAGGTAGGTGGGGTCCCTTTCCATCAACACGGGGTTATCTGTGCACTTAGCAGGGATAAACGCGAAAGACATCGGGCCGCAGTGTTCACCATACTGATCTAGTAATTCTTGTTTGGTTTTTCTCCAAACCATATCATTACCGATGCGAATGAACCAAGTTTTGACTCCAGCCATGGATTCAAGAGGAATACCCTCTTCATCTAAATATCCTGCATTCTCCAACCATTTACGAAGGAAGGATTCGTACAGGGGGTTACAAGTGCCGAGCATCTGAGGTTGCATACCTGCATCTGTACGCATACGGGAAATAAAATAAACAACTTGAGATTCTTCAAATTGTTGCATCTCGTCAAGAAGGAATGCCGATACCTGCCAACCTTGTAGGTTGTATTTATCTTTCTCTTGTTCACAACCCCGTGCAACGATTGTAGCTCCAGAAGGGAATACAAATTTAACATCTTTTGTTCTTGTGGTGACTCCAAAAGGTTGATACATCTCCTGCCCTGTTTCCCAAATACCTCCAGGACCAGTAATCTGTGGCATAACCCTTCGCATCATCACACCACGGAACTTTGGTAGATGATGCCATTTGAGCATAGCCATCACACCTAGGAATGACTTGCCTGCACCTGCTGCCCCACCAAATACAACAATATCGGCATCGTTGTTTAGGAACATTTCTTGTTTTAGGCTTTTTGGCCCAAGCAAATCATCAGACATTCTATTCCTCTTCAGACTCTTCTACTTTCTCTCCATTAACAACTTTTAAGTAGTTATTAGTCATAATATTTCGTTTACGACCTCCCACCCCTTTAGCCCCAACAGTAGCTTTAAATTTCTCCCAATCCATCTCATCTAGCATTTCTTTTGTGTAGATAATTTCAATAGGTAGGATTTCCATTTCTTCATTTGAATACAGATATTCTTCTGTTTCAAAAGAGAGCATAGCTTTGTGTGGGAATTTTAAACTGGGTGAGTATTGTCTATCTAGTGTTGCGCCTTTGTTGGCGAATCGCATTAGGTTACTTAAAAATGTCATACCCATAGGATCTGTACTTTTAAGTAAAATTTTATATTTGTTCATTTTTAATTATTCTTTAAAAGTGTCTATCTATTCTATCAAAAACTTTCTAAAAAGCAACCCCTAATAGAAAATATTTATAAAATAATTAACTTATTGAAGGACTCTCGTTAGAAAGCCCTTTGTAAATTAACTTCTTGGTGTTACTTGAACACTTACAGATGCTCCATTTACTGCCGTAACAGCGGCTAGGAGAACTTCTACCGTAAGTAATGTAACGGCACTTCTTTGTTCAACTCTTATCGTACACCCTGTTGTGCTAATAGCTGTAATTCTTACAAATTGGTTAGCTGTAGTGCTTGGAAATATCTGAGCTTGTACATCCGGGGCAGTAGAATAAGTATTTGCAAACGTGATTACTAAATCACCTGAAGCGTTTGTTGTACCCAAGAATGTCTCAATCTTTCTAAATCCTTGCGAAGAAAGATAAGATTGGACTCTAGTATTTGTGTAGTAAAGATTAGTACCTTCTGTTATATCACTTGTGCTCAAAACAACAGCGCCAGTTTTACTGTTTACAGAAGTTACTGGGTAGTTTACCGTTGGTATTGTCGGGAATGTAGCAAGAGAACCGTCACCACGGACGTACTGTGTTGTCGTTCCTGCCGGAGTATTAAATTTTCCAGACAATCCTGTAGTCAATGCTGTTGTAGTAGCATATCCACCAAGCGTTGTAGTTAAGCTTGAGTTTGTAACATAACCTGAAAGCGTGGTGCTTAATGAACTTGTTGTTACATAGTTTGCAAGAGTGCTTGAGTTAGCTTTAGAGTCTAGAGTTGTTTGAAGATTTGTAACATCACTGATTGCATGTGTATGAACTGTAGCTGCTGCACCAACGTCCGTATTAGTAAGAACAATATCACCTGTCTTTGTATTAACACTTGTGACAGGATAGTTTACTGTGGGGATTGTTGGCTTATTTTTGATATAATCAAGAGAGGCTGTATTAGCTTGGTTCCAATCACTTTGTATTTGAGCAGCAGGAATAGTTAATCTAACATTACCAGTTTGACCATTGACACTTTGTACTGGAGCTGCTGCTGAAGCTTGGGCTGTTGTTGTCTTAGAATCTAGAGCAGATTGTAAGCCTGTCACATCAGAAATTACATGGGTGTGTGCAGATGGTGTAAAGCTCGTAGGCTTGTTTAGAATCTGTGTAACGCCACTCGTTGCATTCCAGTCTGATGCTACTTGTGCTGCTGGGATAGTAAGACTAACGTTTCCTGTCTGCCCATTTACCGATTGAACAGGAGCACTTGAAGCAGCCTGAGAAGCTGTTACAAAGCCTGTGTCGTTTGTAAGCTCAGACAAAGCTGTTGGAACATCCGCATCTGTAATGTATCCAGCATCATTTGGTAATTCACTTACAGTAGTAGGAATCTCTTCAAAGTTAGCAAGATATTTGAACTGTCCTCTTTGAACCATAGCTGTCAT